GGGGCATAAAGATGGCAAACCTTGGTGGAATAAGCAGGATGCGGACGGCAAATGGATTCCAGTGACCGAAGAGGAAGCTAGCATTGCTAAAAAATACTGGCAAGACAGAATGGACGAAAAAGCAGCAAAGGTTTTAGAAGATTTCTTTAAGGAAAACAAATGAATAAATGTACTATTTGCGATTGTGATTTTTCTGAAGATGACGGCGTTACTGGAGCACTTGGTGTAATTGAAGTAATGTTTTGCAACTACTGTCTCGTTGCGCTAGAAGATATGCTGGAGCAAAAGAAACAATGGGTAGGGCTGAATGGCGCTGATTGGAACGACTTCAATCCATTGAAATCAAACGATCCTCACCGGGTTGCAGAGTGGGTAGAGAAATTATTAAAGGAGAGAAATGGTTTTTAAGCCAAGCCGGGGGCTTTGTCCCGGTAGTGGAGAATTAAATGTTACAACTTAGAGATTATCAGGACGCTACATTAGAGGCGTTACGCAAAGGCTTTGCCGAGGGGCACAGAACCCAGGTTCTATACGCGCCCACGGGAGCAGGTAAAACAGAGATGGCTATCGCACTATTAGATGCCACTAAAAAGAAGCTCAACAAAGCTGCAATGGTGCTAGATCGTATCGTTCTATGCAACCAGACCAGCACCAGGCTAGACAAATACAAGATAGATCACGGGGTAATGCAGTCAGGTCACTGGCGGTTCAGACCCTACGAGCGGATACAAGTATGCTCCGCACAGACCCTGGAGAGAAGGCAAAGTATGCCAGACTTGCAACTACTTATAGTTGACGAGGCGCATCAGACCAGAGACCAGACAGTACAGTTCATAAAGAACAACCCCAACATCAAAGTCATAGGACTCAGTGCTACACCTTTTACCAAGGGGTTGGGCAAGATATATGAGAACGTCATATCCACAGTCACAACTAAAAACCTGGTAGACCAGAAGGTTCTTGTCCCGCTGCGCGTATATATAGCCAAAGAGATCGACATGGAAGGCGCAAAGAAAGTCGCGGGCGAGTGGTCACAATCAGAGAGCACAACCAGGGGCATGAAGATCACGGGTGATATTGTTGCCGAGTGGATTAAGAAAACGCATGAGATATTTGGTGAGCCAAAGAAGACGGTCGTGTTTTGTGCGGGAGTAGAGCACGGCAATGACCTGGCTCGCAAGTTCGCAGAGCAGGGATACAACTTCGTATCTATCAGTTACAGGGATAAGGATGAATTCAAAGAGGATGTAATCAAAGACTTCTCAAGACCGGACACAGAGATACACGGACTCATAGCCACAGATATATTGACCAAAGGATTTGATTGTTCAGACGTAATGATCGGCATATCAGCACGACCATTTTCTAAGTCTCTATCCTCACATATCCAGCAGATGGGGCGCGTAATGCGCGGGCATGAGGGAAAAGAGTTTGCATTATGGCTAGATCATTCAGGCAACTATCTTAGATTTAGAGAAGACTGGGAAGACATATACGCGAACGGCGTTCATTCACTAGATGACGGCAAAGAAAAGACCAGGAAAGAACCCACAAAGGCAGAGAAAGAAGCAAGCAAATGCCCAAAGTGCGGAGCATTGTGGACTGGTGGAGATACTTGCCACAGATGTGGTCACGTTAAAGAGAAAAGAAACCAGGTTTCATCCGTTGCGGGTGAGCTGCAAGAGTTATCAGGCACGATGGGCACAACTTCAAAGCAGGAATTTTGGTACATGATGCAGTACTACAAACGCTATCACGGGTGGTCGGATGGGCGAATGGCGCACACATACAGAGACAAGTTCGGCGTATGGCCTCGCGGATTAGATACATCCAGGGCAATAGAACCTAACCAGGAAGTAAAGAAGTTTGTAGATAAGAAACTAAGATCGTACATAACGATGATTAAAAAGGGCGGATTAAAGCGATGAATAAGGAGACAAGATAATGGATTTCGTTAACTTTGCACGGGCACACGGCATACTCATTGAAACTACGCCACCACTTGGCAGGTGGACTCGCTATCCCACAAACGATCACCCGCATAAAAAGAACGGGGCAGTTAAGTTTATGGGCAACTATGGGCTGGTGCAGAACCATGCCACTGATACTGAAGTATCGGTATGGAAACCTGATAGTACTGTTGGAATTAACCTGACTCAAATGGCGCGGGAAGCAAAGGCAGTACACGATCAGACACTACACCATCAAAGACTGGCAGCAAGCAAAGCAGCCTGGATCATCAACCAATGTGAGCCACTACACCATCATTATTTGGAGAGCAAGGGATTTAAGGACGAGGAGGGAAATGTATGGCGCAAGGACGGCAAAGCTATCCTGGTAATACCAATGAGACTAGACGGCGCACTGGTCGGATGCCAGCTCATCCAGGAGGACGGGCAAAAGAAATTCTTGTTTGGACAGCGGACTTCTGGAGCCACTTTTATATTCGATAACAAGGGGCAAAATATATTCTGCGAGGGATACGCCACTGCACTTAGTATTCGGGAAGTGCTCAAGTCTTTTAAATACAGATACAAAATCTACGTTTGTTTCTCCGCGCACAACATGGCTAAAGTTGCGAAGCATATCGGCAAGGGATTTGTAATTGCGGACAATGACGCATCCAATACAGGCGAAAAAACAGCAAAGGATATAGGACTCCCTTACTGGATTAGCGATACAGTTGGCTACGATTTCAACGATCATCATCAGAAACATGGTACTTTTAAGAGTGGGCAGTCACTTCTCAGGTCACTGAACTTGAAGTGAGTTGATTACATTATTGACGTACAGATTGTTTTCTTCAGTTATGGATGCGGCGTGGAGGTAATTTAAAGCCTCCAAGCCGACCCTTCTAACATCTAAATTGTCACCAATAAAATCAGAACTTGCAGTCACTACACCATCATCCTGCGCGACAATGTAAATAACGAATACGGATTTATTTTTAATGGGCGGTATTAGCATGGTAGTCCAGTGTAATTGAGACCTCAGTGCCAGTAGTATTAGCCTCTGGCTTAAGGGTAAATGTAACAGATTTACTTTTTTTAAGACCTTCTAGCGTGTCGAACCAGTGCCCGTACTCCTCGGGGAATAGGGCATAGGTTCTCAGCCAAGTATCCAATCGGATGCGTTGGTAGTTCATTCAGTCTCAACCTCAAAAGCCTCGCAAGCCACTTCAGGAGACCACTCGTTGTAGAAGTTGATAGCGCCCAAGTCTATTTGTTCGCGAATCTTTAGCTCAGCATCTTTTACACTCTCAGCCACTACATCAACATAATCAACGTAAGTAATCGTTACGCACACTTGGTATTTTTTCATTTTGCTTCTCCCATTTCTTCAACGTAATTAATAAATTCTTCACCATACACAACTTCGCCAGTGCCTAAATCAATGTCTCCTTCATCCCACTTCTCTTGTGCCAACTCCTCTGCCTCATCTTGATTGTTTGCCACAACACCTATGCGATAAACAATGTGCTCAACTCGAACCATTGTTACGAAAAATTTTTTCATTTTTGATCTCCTAATTCATTTTCTGTAATCATTTTTGTTTCTTTCAGCCACTATTCCATTATTGAAATGCAAGGCGTTTTTCTACGCGCCCGCGTTTTAAACGTGCGAAAACCCGTGCGCCCTGGTAGTTGTCAAATTTCCGGTGCTGCAAAAATTCCCCGGCTAAATCTTTTTCCATCCAATAAACTATCCACATAAAAGCTCCTTAATAATTTCAGTCACTACACCATTAAACCCAGGGCGAACCCTGGGGCGGGAAAATGCCCGGCGCGTGTCCGGGCGGGCGGCTCAGTACTCCTCGCAGTAGTCCTCTAAGCTGCTGATTAATCCATCAAAGTCCTCAGAGGCTCCCAGGACGGATGCCAGGGTGTAGACAATCGTGCGGTCGTACTCCTCGCACAAGCTCTCCAAATACTCTCTGCGGTTTGCGTACCCGTTCAACTGGTACTCGTTCATTTGTGTTGTTGTCATGGTTTAAGCTCCTATAAATTTTGGATAATTTTGGTAGTTGCGAATCGGCGTGTTCTCCTGGTACTTCTCTTGAATATTGATAGTCCATCCGTTACTCTTGGCGGTTTCCATGAATAGGTAAGCATCGCAGTCCTCCTCCAAATAAACTTTATTACCGCGAACAAATGAATACCCGCTGATTTTTTCCTGGATGTTGAGCTCCTCCAAATCGGAAAATTCGACCTCTAGCCATCCGTGTCCGGGGTCTGCGTGAAATGTAAATTTTTTGGTTTTCATTGTTTAAGTTCCTTTTAGTTGTTGGGGCAAATGCCCGGTTAAAACCCTCGTTAGAAGGCTTTAACGGTGCTTTATCGCCGTGCCTCTGCGCGTCCCTGGTCGATTAGTCGGCGTGCCTCCTGGCGGTTTTCTATGCGTTCCGATTCGATCATTAGGCGCAAAATATCCACCTGAATTCGTCCGCGTTCAAAGTCGAATCCGGCTTGGATGTAATCGCGTTCGGTGTGATTCATTTTTTAGCCTCCTTAACTACCTGGTACATATTCCACCCGCAGGTCACTACTTGCGAACCCGTTTGCAGCAACTCCGCGATCATGGAACGGTCGAACTCGTGCCATCCTTCCCAGTCAACGGGATAACGGCAAACCTCCGACCACCCGCGCAAATCTGATTTTGCATGGTAGGCGATTATTAAATTATTCATTTGAGTATGCACTCCCGCAGTGTTCTCATTTCATCATGCCAGGATTGTCCGCAAATGTAATACGCTGATTGATCTTCAATAATCATGCGGGAATAAATGCCGTATCTCTCCCACAATGCCAAGGGAAGTGCCAAGCGGCGGGCTAATCTTTCCTTGGTTGGTTGTCTGCACCTTTTCCCGATAATGCCGAGAATTGCCTCCTGCTGCTCCTGGTTTAATACTGGCTCGGTGTTCTTAGTTCCGTCCGGGAATTTTGCGTTGTGTATCGCGTAATCAAGTGAAAATTGTTTCATGGTTTAAGCTCCTTCGATTTGGTTTAATATCTGTTGAATTTTCGCGGTAATCTGGTCTGCGTCCTCCGGCTCTGCGTCCGGGTTTGTTAGCAGGGCTAGAACGTCCTTAAGCGCGTGGAACAGCTGCGGCGCGTATGCTTGCAGCGTTTTAATTTCTAGTTGGCTCTGCGTTCCAAATAGATCTCCAGTTGTATCTACTGGCGCACGTCCTGGCGAGTGAGTAAGAGTGAATGCTCCGGTTTCTAGTTCTACCTGGTTCATTGTTAACCCCTGGCGGCAAGGTAAAAGAACACGGGGCAAAGAAAAGCCGACACCATGCCAAGGGCGAGCAGTGCATTTGATGCAATAAACAAAAGCTCATCACGTTTTAATTTTCTATCGTATGCCTCGCGCAGCTCCTGGCGATCAATCGCGTAATGGATTGAAACCGAGAACAGTGCGAGCCCCAGGTCGTAGCCATCTTTCATTTTTTCGGTAATATCTTTTAATGCGGTTTTTGGGATGTAGTTCATTGTTTAAACTCCTTTGAATTTAAGCGCCAAGCACTCGTTATAAGTACCAGTGAAAATAATGCGGTATGAGTTGCGAACCTCGCAGCCCTTGCATACGATAATGTTTCCGAATGAGTTTATTTGTGCTGAGTACATTGTTTAAGCTCCTAAGTTGATCTAGACCCCTCGCGGGGTTTCGCCGATTAACGGCTCATCAGTAGACCTTGCCAAATTAGCGTTTTGTTGTTGCCGGTGTAGTTGCCCTGGTCGTAGTTGAACATTACTAAATCTTCAATGGTGCGCTTGTCCAGGTCTGAGCCTCGCATATACGCGCCAAGCGGGATTAGTCCATCAATGTGCCGGGAGAGGTCTGAAAACTGTATTCCTTCCTCTGTCACTGTTGCGATCATCCTTTGACCATATTGGTCGTATTGTCTGCCGGTGTTCCACTGGTGTTGTGTCATGTTGTTAGCTCCTGTCGTTGTTTTCTGCGTATTGCATTAACGTTTATTCTATACAATATGTTTACCTTGTCTAATTGTATTTTTTCACTGAGAATCGGGAGTTGATAGGTAAAACCTATTGCATGGATTATTAGCCCTTGCAATATTCACTGGCACGGCGTTTGCTTTTCGGGTTTTGTTCTGGTACAGTTCGGGCTTGTTATCAGCGAAGCGGAGTAGTTTTAAATGAGCCGTCAATCTATAAAAGAACACCTAAACGAACAAAAGATTATTAATCCTCTAATTGCTACTAAAGGTCTTACACATAAGCAAAAGAAGTTCGTTCAGGAGATTACTCTAGGAGAATGCACTGGTTCGGAAGCATACCGCAGAGCATATAAGAGCAAGGGAAACCCAAGAACCGTATCAGTGAAGGCGAGTAAATTGAAGGCTCAAGATAATATCCAATCTGCAATCAATGCCATAGAAGCATCCAAGGAGGCTTTGAAATATTACGACTCCGAATCTTTGAGGGCTTTAAGCGTTCAAACCATGGTGGAACTGCTGCTAAACCCCAACACTTCCCCGGCGATTAAACTCCAGGCTAGTAAAACAATCGGCACAATGACTGAGGTAAGTCTATTCACGCACCGCACGGAGTCGAAGGTAATCCACTCCAGTGAAAACATACGCGGCAAGATACTGGCTGAGATTCAATCCCTAATGAATGCACAAGCGGAGGACGTAACAACCAAGGATGTAGAGTCGCTGCTCACTGAATTGCAGCCACAATCAACCGAGCACCCGGAAAGTAACGAGCCAGACAACCAGGGCGCGGAAAATTCAGCAGCCGGCGAGACCCACCCCACCCCGCCCCCCACTTTTAACCGCGCGGAGTCCCATGTACTCCAGCATACTATTCCACCCGAACGATCAGTAGAAAAAACGGATGATGCCCTCAATCTCAAAACATAAACCCAAAAAAATATATAAAAAATTTTGAATGAACAGTAATAATTTATCATTCGTTAAAAGCAAAACGATGCCCAAATCTAATACTTTCGTGGGGGGTCATGCCAAACGTTTGGTATGCGACTATCCAAAAGTATTAAATCCTAAGATGATAAGTAAACGAAGTGATCTAAATTATGAACAGTGTTTAGAACTTAAGATGACAAAAAATCAAGCAAACGTATTTATATTCATTGATGAGTATTGGAAGAAGAGGGGATATGGGCCGACTGTGAGGGAGGTGATGGAGTACCGCGGAAGTAGGAGTTTGGGGAGTACGCATGAAATAATTGAGCGGCTTATTAAACTTGGCGTATTAAAGAAGATGCGGGGGATGGAGAGAAGTGTGCGGCCGGTGTATATAAATTTTAGGAAACTTGATGTCCCAGATTGAAGATTTATTGGCTAAGTTGCCGGTGAATGAGCAGGAGAAATTCTTGGCTCAGATGGCGCAATATAAGGAAGCGTTGACAAGGGAGAAGTGTCAGGCGAATTTCCTTGAGTATGTAAAATTTATGTGGCCGGGTTTTGTGCACGGCAGACACCACGCTGTGATGGCTAAAAAATTTGAAGAGGTTGTACATGGAAATCTTAAGCGTCTTATTATCAATATGGCTCCTCGGCATACTAAGTCTGAGTTTGCATCTTACCTTTTGCCTAGCTGGTTCCTGGGTAACTATCCTGATAAAAAAGTTATCCAGTCGAGTAACACTGCCGATCTGGCTGTTGGGTTTGGTAGAAAGGTTCGTAATTTGGTGGATAGCGAGCAATACGATTCTATCTTTCCTGGTATTGCTTTGGCTGCTGATAGTAAGGCCGCTGGTAAGTGGAATACCAATGCTCAAGGTGAATATATAGCGATTGGTGTGGGCGGTACGATGACTGGTAAGGGCGCGGACTTAATGATTATTGACGATCCGCATTCTGAACAGGAGGCGAGATTAGCCCAGGGAGATCCTACAGTTTTTGATTCCGTGTTTGAATGGTATACGTCTGGCCCGCGTCAACGTTTACAACCAGGGGGTAGGATTGTAATCGTGATGACCCGGTGGTCGGATAAAGACTTAACGGGAAAAATTTTGCGTAACGCCTCCGGCGAGGACTGGGAGGTGATTGAGTTACCGGCGATTATGCCAAGTGGAAATCCGCTATGGCCTGAGTTTTGGCCGCTCAAGGAATTGATGGCGGTTAAGGAAGAGATTGGGGTTTATAAGTGGAATGCCCAGTATCAACAGCAGCCGACTGGTGAAGAGGGCGCGATTATTAAGCGAGAATCGTGGAAGAGATGGAAGAGTGAGATGCCGCCGCCTTGTGATTTTATTATTCAGAGTTGGGATACCGCATTTACAAAATCGGAACGCGCTGACTATTCGGCTTGTACGACCTGGGGCGTGTTTAGTTTAAATGAAGACCCAACAGATAAGCATATTATTCTCCTTGATGCGTATAGAGATAAGTTGGAGTTTCCTCAACTTAAGAAAGCTGCGCTGGAAGGATATAAAGAATGGCAGCCTGATGCGTTTATTGTTGAGGCTAAGGCAGCTGGTGCGCCGCTTGTGTTTGAATTAAGACAGATGGGAATACCGGTTAGCGAGTACACTCCTACTCGTGGAAATGACAAATTTGTACGTCTTAATAGCGTGGCGGATTTGTTTAATTCAGGTAAGGTGTGGGCACCAGATAAACGGTGGGCGGATGATTTAATTGAAGAGATGGCCAGGTTCCCTAACGCGGAACATGATGACTATGTGGATAGCTCAAGCCAGGCGTTGATTAGATTTAGGCAAGGTGGGTTTTTAAGATTACCCAGTGATGAGGAAGAAGAGCCTCAATACTGGAAAAGACGTAGAGCATATTACTAGGGGGTAGAAATGGCGGATGAAAAAGTATATAGCGTACAGGGCGGTTATTACCCAAGGGGAACTATGCCTGAAAGTCTTTCACAATATTATCCTAAATGGCGTGAAGCACCAGAGAGAAAAGACCATCCTGAATCTGCAAAGACAATTGAATTTTTAAGACCAGTTGCAAAAGATGTTCCCGCAAGTCAATATATACCAGCTCGCCGCGCATCGGATAAAACAAAGACAGGCATTGAAACAATAGATACCGGATACGATAAAGAAACAATGGGTAATTTGTTAAGCGCGTATAAAACAGCACATGAAAAATATGGCGTTCCAATGTTAGCGCCTCATCAATTAACGGCAATAGCTTTAGAAGAAGGCCGATCTAATTTAGGCTACAACAATTTTAATTGGAATAATCCACAAGCTTATAAACTACAGCAGTCTTTAATTAAGCAAGGATATGATCCTTATGCAGCGGGATTTCCTGCGGCAATATTAGATAAACAACAAGTTGCTGACCGTACTGGTAAACCGTTTTTCCATGTATGGAATGGAGATGGTTCTAGAGCTGCGGCCTATAACGAACGGGTTCAAAATTCTATAGAGTCGGGCGTACCAAATAATCCAAAGAATCAACAGCTGCTACAGTATATTCAAAATAAAACTGGCTATGTTGCGCCGCCCGTGCAAGCGCAACCAACTCAACCAACTCAACAACCAGACTTACAAAATACACAAGCGCCGCAAGTCGTTCAGCAGGTAGCGCAAAACACGACAGATATGCCAAGCGATTTTAAAGTTGGCGGAAGAGTAAGATTAATTTAAAAGCATATTACTAGGAGTAAACATGGAACGTAGAAGTTTATTAAAGGCGCTGGTCGGGGGTGCTGGATTTTTAATGTTGCCTGAACTGGCAAAGGCTAGTCAGTCTGGTTTAATGCCCTGGGAAAAACCCGCGCCAATAAAAAACGCAACCCAATTGACAGAATGGCTTGATAAAAATTTTGATTGCCGCATGGGTGAACCAACGGCTTTTATGGAAGTTAAGAGAGAAGATTTTGATAAACACTTTATTCCCGCATCTTTAAAGTCTATGAATGTAGAGGGTTCAGATGTTGCTCGCATGATATATGCGACATTATGTTTTGCTTATAAGGGCGAGAATATCACCGATGCCGAGGAAAAGCTTTGTTATTATTTCCAAGAAGGTTTTAAAGAATTAATTGGTGAAGAAAAGAAACAAATCTTTTGGCGTGTTCAACCAAGTTTTGGTTCTGACGTTGTGTATGAGTGGGGCGATACATACATGACGCACGAAGAGATTGAAGATAAATTTAATAAAGAAGATATCGTAATTCCTAAAGGAGTTGTATTGGATTTCAATACGCACTCATATAGATATGTAAAAGATAAGTACAGGCTAAATAAATTGCGTATGAGATTATTTATGCCTGAAGTTCCATTCGACCAAATGGTTGGATATAAATTAGAAGGCGCTGAGCCTACAAGGATTTAATATGTTAGATAAAGCATTGTATTCAAACGTTCCGCAACTCAATACGGTTGAACCGGATATAGAGATTGAAGTTGAAAATCCAGAGGCGGTGCACGTTGGCATTGGCGGGATTGAAATTGACTTAGATCCTAAAGATGAAAAAGAAAGCTCAGAAGATTTTTATGCTAACTTGGCTGAAGACATGGATGAAGGCGAGCTTCAATCTTTGTCGGCTAAGTTAATAGAAGAAGTGGATGCGGACGTTCATTCCCGTAAGGACTGGGCTGAAACATATGTCAAAGGTCTTGAAGTATTGGGGATGAGATATGAAGAAAGAACGGAACCTTGGAACGGAGCTTGTGGTGTTTTCAGCACGGTGCTTACAGAAGCTGGGATTCGCTTCCAAGCAGAAACGATTACTGAAACGTTTCCTGCGGCTGGCCCGGTAAAGACTGAAATCATGGGGGCGATAGACCGCCTCAAGATGGAAGCATCGCAAAGAGTTCAGAATCACATGAACTATTACCTGGTAGAGAAGATGCCAGAGTATCGTCCAGAGCACGAACGTCTATTGCTTAACCTTGGCTTGATTGGATCGGCGTTTAAGAAGCTTTATCCGGATCAAAATCTTGGCAGACCAGTCGCTATGTATGTTGGCGCAGAAGATTTGATCATGCCATATGGGTCTAGCGGTGTTATGCACTGTGAGCGCGTCACACATTTGATGCGTAAGACCAAAAACGAAATCAAAAAATTACAAGTAAATGGCTTTTATAGGGATGTTGAGCTGGGTGAACCCATGCATATCCCAACTGATATTGAGAAAAAGAAAGCTGACGAGTCTGGATACTCAATTACGGATGACGATAGATACCATTTGGCTGAAATCCACGTTGATTATGTGCTGCCAGGCGATGAAGATGAGGACGAAATCGCTAGACCATATGTTATTACGATTGAAAGAGGGTCAAGAAAAGTACTTTCTATCCGCAGAAACTGGGAAGAAGGCGATAAAAAGTACCTTAAAAGGCAGCATTTTGTTCAATATACCTATATTCCTGGCTTTGGAGCCTATGGATTTGGTCTTATTCACCTGATTGGGGGTTATGCCCGCGCAGGTACGATGATTATTCGCCAATTGGTGGACGCTGGATCATTGGCTAACCTACCTGGCGGTCTAAAAGCTCGCGGATTGCGCGTAAAAGGGGACGATACCCCGATTGCACCGGGCGAATTCAGGGATGTTGACGTTCCTGGCGGGTCAATCAAAGATAACATAATGACCTTGCCTTATAAAGAGCCAAGTTCCGTACTCAGTGCGTTGCTTGCTTCTATTACTGACGAGGCAAGGAAGCTTGGCGCTATATCTGACATGAACATTAGCGATATGTCTGCTAATGCGCCGGTCGGAACTACGCTTGCTCT